TTAGGAACCAGTGTTGCTATGACGATGCCCAAAGACTGTACGGTTGAGAAGTTTGAGAGTATGCGGAAGTTGTCAGAGTTTCTGGGACTTATCCAGCATCATGACTCTATGATGTCTAGGGCTTTTCTTACTCAGTTTATGAATTTGGGACAGGAGGGGAGAGGAGGTAGCTTTGCTCTTTCAAGCGACCAGAGTAACTTATTCTTGATGTCTCTTATGTCTCTCCTTGAGGATATTAGTGAGGTTTTTAATACTCAAATTATTCCTCAATTGATTGATTGGAATTTTGGGACAAAGAAGTATCCTACATTGATATTTTCTCCATTTTCAGATACGATTCGTTCAGCTATCATGGATACATTTAAGAGTTTACTGGCTGCAAGGTTTCCGCAGGTTAGTCCTGAATTTGCTCTTAAGATGGAGGAATCAGTTGCTGAAGAACTGGGTATAGAAATTGATTATAAAAAAGTTGAGGCTAGGATGGAGAAGGAAAGACAGGCGATGGAAGCTATGGGAGGAGAAGAGGTAGAAAAGCCAGAAGACAAGAAGAAAGCTCCAGGGACTAAAGTTGACGAAACAGATGAGGAACTTTCCTTGTTTCCTATGGATAAGGGTTATTTTCAAACCCCCGCAGGATTTATAAGAGCATAAAGTTGACAAGGGTGTGAGTTTGAAGTATTTTAGTAGTGGAGGTTGGGTATGCCTTTCCGAACTGAACATAGTTGTATGGTCAACGACAAAGTTACTGAGATAGCCGAAATCCGTAGGAAGAAAACTCCTTATGGAATTTTACGGTTGGTTTACGGAAAGTTGCCCAATGGAAAATTAGCCCTCCGCAGTATAAGAATCCCTGGGAATATTAGTATCCAAGTTGCTCAATCTCTTTGTGTTAGTCGAGGGGGTCAATTTCAACCTGCTACTCCTATTAATCCTCAGAAACAAATGCTTTCTCAAAATGAAAGGACAATGTTTAATGGTTTATCTTGTGAGATTGAAAATTTTATAAAGGAGATAGAATATGCAGAATGTTTCTGTTGATAATTTGCCTGATTCAGCGTTTCTTATTATTTTACTTGGTGGGAAGGTAGATGATTCTGGTCGGACTGTTCCCAGGTCGTTGCGAGTGTTACCATATAAAGATGTTGCGGGTAAGATTGATAGAGCCCAAGTTCAGAATGCTTTAGCGGGGGTTAATCGGGTTAATGCTTCTGCTGGTGTAAAGTTAACCGCTCTGAGGAAGTTATTGCGAATTGCTCATGCCTTAGGTGTGGAGCCTCAGGAAACGGGTGATTTTAATCTAAAAGACTTGGACTTTTATTTAGGACAATTAGAAAAAATTAAATAAAAATGAAAGAAAGGGTTGACAAACGTATTAGATTAGGTATATTATCTTAAATGGAGGTTGTTTATGCCTGTACCGAAACCGAATGAAGGCGAGGGTAGCCAGGATTTCATTAGTCGATGCATAAAAACTTTGCATCACAGTGACCCTAGCCGTCCTGATGACCAGATACAAGGAATGTGTTATACATCCTTGCGGAATGCGAGAGGGAAAAAAACATTATTGGAGGAGGGTATTAGGATGCCTAATATACAGCTTGCCTTCTTTGATGAAAACAAAGATTTTGAAAAGCAGGATGGGAAATTGTGGAGGAAGCCGATTCTGGCTTTTGGCACATGGAAACATCCTGAGAATAGAGATGTTGAGTTCGAGATTACACCTGCGGTTGCTGATGAGATTATAGCTAATTTTAAAAAAGGAGTGCCTGTAGAGGCACCTGTTGTTTTGACACATACGGATGACCCGAAGAAAAAGGTTGGGTTGATTAAAGAGTTTATCAAGACTGATGTGGGTCTTGATGCTGTTCTAAGTGTGGACGATGAGGAGATGAACGGGAATATTGAAAGTTCAGATAGAGCTCCAGGTGTGAGTTGTTGGCTGGATTTAGAGTATAGAGACAAGAAAACAGATGAAGAACTTGGAGCCGTGGTTAAACACGTAGCTCTGGTTAATCATCCATATATTGAGGGGCTTGGCGGATATGAAGCGGTATCATTGTCAGATGCGGATGTGAAGTATACGCCTCTTATTATGAGTGAAAAAAATAAGACTGGAGGTCATATGATGCCAGGAGAAAAAGTCGAACTAACTAAGGAAAATGCGATGGAGTTTCTGAAAAGCAAGGAGAAAGTCGATGTTACTGCTTTGCTTGCGGATAGCGAAGAGTTGAAGACTCTAAGTGATAAAATTGATAAAGGGGAGCTTGTTTCGAAGGAGGATAAAGAAAAATTGCTGAGTGACGAAATGATAAAGAAAATCAAAGATGAGTTGAAGTTGGGAGATGGTGATGATAAGAAACCCGATGAGTTGGTAAAAGCTATGCTTGAGAAATTCATTGAGCTTTCCAAAGAACAGAAGAAAGTTACTGATACAGTTGGAGGACTAGAAGAGAAGATAACTGGAATGGAAGCCGACAAAGCTGTTGGTGCTCTTCTTTCAGAAGGGTTTGCATTTCCGACTGAGAAGCTTGTCTTAACAAAGATGTACATGACTGATTATAAGCTCTTTGAAGAGATGGCTAAGGTTAGGAGAGATGGGAAGAAGTTGGTTGAATTAGACGAAAAAGGTATCGAAGAAGTAGAAGCGGAAAAGTCAGAAACTGCACAGGATGAAAAAGACCTGAAAAGAAATGTTGAAGCAGCTCAAGAAGAGGGATTAATCCCTCAGTCTAAGAGTGAATAATAATTTTATTGGAGGAATGAACGATGTCAGATTATAGTATAAAATTACCGCACATTACCGAAGTCGCAATTACCAAAGCGAAAGAGATTTTAGCTTTTTCGACTTTACCTTATTACCAGGCTTCTGGTGTTTTGAAGGATGCAGAGGGAGCAGTTGTTATCGGAGACCCAATTGCGTGGGATACTGCAACGAAAGAGTATATCAAGTATGATGGAAGTGGAACCGAGATTACTGCTGAAGCTGTTGGAACTGGAGATTCTACTCAGAAGATTTGGTCTCTTATTCATGGTCGGATTAAGCGAGGAAGTTATGCTGTTTATGTTAATGCTGTTGAGCAAACTGAGTGGACTGATTATACCATTGACCTGAGAACGGGGATTATCAATTTCTTTTCTGCTCCTAGTACTGTTGCTATCACTGCCGACTATTCTTATTTTGATGGTAGTGCTAAAGAGACTGCTGTTGGATTCGTTAGGATTCCTGGCGATTCAACTGATAAAGCTGTACCTATCGAAGTTCTCATCGGTGGAGCTGTAAAGTATGCTGTCGTTGCTGCTGCTACTAATTGGGAAGACGACATTCTGGATGATTTGGGAGCTAAATATTGGGAAATTGCAGACGCTCTTATTTGGTAAGAGAGAACTGAAATAACTTGGAGGAAATAAGATGCCAGAAATTAGTTTGTTAAAACAAAGATTACTGACAGGACTTATTGAGAAGTATGTTGCTCCGCCTGAAAGTGTAGGTCGGAATTTGTTTAAAAAGAAAACGCATCCTTTTTCTGCTGCGGAGTGGGATGTTATCAAAGGTAGTCGAGAAAGGTCAGTACCTACGCTTCCTAATAGAGAAGCAAAGATTGTTGCTCAGTTAGGTATTGGGAAGAAAACTGCTGCGTTTATATATGTGAGGGAAAAGAAAGCTTTTGAACCTACCACAATCCGTTGGCTCCGAGAGCCTGGTGAGATGGCAAAGGCAGATGCTGAGGCTTGTGTTCGAAGAGAGACAAAAGACCTTAATCAGAGGTTAGAGCGGCTGGAAGAGTCTTATTGTTGGGAAGCTCTTCAGGGAGCAATTACTATTGCTGAGGTTGACGTTAAGGCTACTGTCAGTATGGGTTTTGATGGTACTCATGTGGTTACTTCTACTGTGAAGTGGGAACATACGGTTACTGGAAGTGACCCAGCGTTGGATTACTATGATGCCGATATTATTGGTGATATTTATACCTGGAAGAAGTTGATTCGTCAGGATACTGGTTTTGATGCTACCGATATTTATCTTTCTGGGGATGTTATGGAGTATGTGTATCGGAACCATTTCATTAAAGCGTTGTTCTCAGAGAAGCACAAATGGCAGTATCTACAGAGTTCCGTTATTGAGGGTTTGTTAGGTCTGAATTGGCATGTGTTTGATGGTGGTTATGAAAACACAAGTGGTACTTTTGTTCCGTACATTCATACTAAAAAGATTATCATGATGGCTAAAGGTGGTAATCCTTTTCAATTGCTGGAAGGGCTCTCTGCTGACCACGATGCTCCTAAGAACCACACTGGTAAATTCTCAAAATCTTGGCAGACGAAAGACCCGTCAGCTAGATTTTTCTTAATCGAGTACAATTTCTTGCCCATTATTCAGAGACCTGATAATGTTATTCTTGCTACTGTTCTTACTTAATTAGCTTGTCCTGCCTGCTTTTTTATAGAGCAGCTCGGTTTATAATCGAGCTGGGTTGGGTGGTGGGAAACTTTTATGAGGAGGTTTATATTATGCTTGTAACATGTACAAAAACTGGGTTGACTTATGCCAGGAAGGTTCACAGGGAAGGAGATGTTTTCATTTTGACTGGGGCTTTAGAGAGGGAATATAAGAATTTATCTGTTGAAGCTTGGACGAGGAAACAAAAGAAGACTTATAGTGGTGAGGTTGTATTTCGTCCGTCTACTTCTGAAGAACTTATAGAAGCGATTAAGTCGAAGCAAATTGACCCTGGAAGTGCAACTGTTAGAGGGCATTTGTCTAAACAACAGTTGAGGATTGCTTATGATTATGTGGAGTCAAAGGCAGCCAAGAGGGTTGCTGCGATTCAGGCACTCCGAGATGGTCTTGATGAGGAAATTGAAGAAATAGAAGTACCTGAAAAGAAGGTTAAAAAGAAAGAAGAACCCGAAGAGGAAAAAGTAGAAGAACCCGAAGAGGAAAAAGTAGAAGAACCCGAAGAGGAAAAAGTAGAAGAACCCGAAGAGGAAAAAGTAGAAGCCCCCGCAGAGAAGGTTGAAGAACCCGAAGAGGAAAAAGTAGAAGCCCCCGCAGAGAAGGTTGAAGAACCTGTTGAAGACCTTGAGCTTGCTGAAGAGCTCTCAGAAGAAAAAGACGTAGAGGTTCCTGCTAAAGAGCCTGTGGAGGAGCCAGTTGAGGAAGGCTCAGGAAAAGAGACGAAAAAGAAAGATAAGAAAAAGAAAGATAAGAACTAGGTAGTGTCATAGCTATCTACTTCTGAGGAGGTTAGCTGTGGCGACTATTGCTTCTCTTGATGATGTCCGTAATGCGGGCAATTTCAGTCAAAAAGTTACTGAAGGTTCCCTAACTTTCTATCTAAATTTCACTTCTTTTTGGTTAAAGTTAACAATTGGGGAAGCTAACTATGCGAAAGCTCTTGCTGGTACTCTTGACCCTGCAAGTTATAATGAAAAGCTAAAGTATGCAGAGGCTTTATTGACAGTTAGTTATGCTCTTCCTTCTATAGGTGTTAATGTTGCTGAATCGGGGATGCTTAAAACAGCTTCTGTTGGAGGTAGGGGAGGAGAACAGGAGCTTGTTTCCTTTACCAGAGAGATTTTAGCTCTTGCTACTAATTTTTCGTATATGGCTAATACTATGATTCCTGACTCTCTTATAATAAATAAGAGATATAAAGAAGTTTGGTTTGAGGTTGTCCAACGGGTATTCCCAGGACTCGACGAATTCCCCACCGTTGCTATGATAGGCAGCCTTGAAGAGAGTCTCATTAAAGATGCTCGTGGGGATAAGACATACGTGCCTAAAGAAGATGGATAATGAATTTCAAAGTTGTCAGTATGAAGGGCGGTTTTCCTCCTGATATAGGTGGAGTTATAACTGAAGCGTTGGCACGAGTGCAGGTAAGAGCTAAAAGACTTGCAGAAGCTACTGTGGGGTTCGTTAGGGGTATTACCCCATCGAGAACGGGTTACATGCGGGCTACTGTAAGGTATTGGAACCTTAGGATTTATGGTCGAGGAGGGTTTGCTTTTTGGTTTGGTTGGAGGAGAGGCGACTATTCTGGTCAGAGAGCTTTTTACCCTTCGTATGTAGATAAAGGGACTGGTGTTTACGGTCTTTATGGAGTTCCAATTTTTCCTAGTTCCTCGCCAAGGCTTGCCTGGAAATACCAGGGGAGATGGGTTTCGGCGAGGTTTGTGTATGGACAACGCCCACAAAGGTTGTTGGAAAGGGGTAAGAAATTTGCACAGGAGCGGTTGAGGGATATATATCAATATGAAGTAGCGATGGGGATGAAAAGGAAGTTTAAATGATTAAACACAAAGAAGCTTTGTATGAAATTTTTGAGGCGGCTCGTGTTAACCCAAGCAGTTCGTTATACGGAAAGTGTGACGCAATTTTGAAAAGTGTAGGAGCGAGGTTGCCTGGAGATGTTTTTAATTTTATTACTTTGGGAGATTTTACTCTTGAAGACATTGTGACTGGAGACCTTACCGATAAGTATGTGATTTTTTATCAAGATATTATTTGTGGTTCTGTGGTTAAGACTAAAGAGTTGGAGGGGGAAGTAGATGCTGAGGATAAAGCTTATGAAATTGCTCGATTGGTTAGAACTCTTCTAAAGGGAAATAGAAAGATTATCTCTGCGAGTCATCCAACTGGAGCAGTAACGTCGTCTTCTTTGGTTGGGACACGCTCGGAAGCGGTTATCTATTCTGAGAACCAGGCTCATCTTGCAGTTATTACGATGAGCATTAGAACACAAGAGGAGGACTAGGATGAGTTTATTTCCTAAGGACGTATACTTGGCAGTTAAGTCTGCGTTAGAGAATTCGAGTGATTTAAACTATGTGGATGTTGTTGCGATTCGGAAGTACAGGCGGGATACTTTACCAGATTTTGAGAATTATTCTATTGTGATAAGTCCTGTGCTGGCTGAATCAGTTCCTTATGAGGCAGCTCAACGATGGATTGCGAACACGATAGAGTTAATTTTATTGGGGAAGCTTCGGGCTGGACTTTCTGATGCTGTCGTTGCGGATAATCCTACTGGTACACCTCCGAATGTGGGGGTATTAGCAATGTATGAAGATGTTTACAGGACATTATATAAAAACAATTTGGGAGGAGTTATTGAATTGTATCCTAAATTAAATGAGTTAGATGTTGTTACAAGATTCGATATACTTGCTCCTGAGGAAGATAGGGAGGAGTTTATTTTTGAGGTAAGGATGGGCTATCGACCTAGAGGACTGCGTTGGGTTAATCTGGGGTAGGTTATGTATGAAGAGTTATATTTTTTGGGTTGTGATGGTTTTGGAGACAATGTTTGTCAACGGATTTTGATAAAGGGGTTGGCAAAGAAGTATCATACTATATATTTAAGAACACCGACTCCAGAATTTTATTGGGATATTCCAAATGTAAAGTTTATTTTTCCTCACCACCTTCCTCCATATTTTAGACCACAAAAGAGGAATGCTGAGAGGCAAAAGAAAGACATTTGGGTGTCTGTGGATTTGGATAATGTTCATAAACTATCTTGGGATAAGTGTATAATTCCTTATGCGAATAACTGGATGGTAGGAGATGCCAGAGAGGTGGAAGCACGGAAAGATAAATTAAATGAAGAATTTTTTAGAGCTTATGATTCTATAACTGATTTTGAGTTCTCTTTTCCTTTGAAAGAAAGCTGGGTGACAGGGACGAAGAAACTCTTAGAGTCTTGGAATGTTAAGAAGAAGAAAGTTTGTCTTGTAAATCCACCTACACTTCGAAGAGGATACCCCATGTTAATATTGAGGAATCCGAAGACGGAGCATACTCAGCTTTTGATAGAGAAGTATAAAAACGAATATTATTTTATATCTCTTGCTTATACCGAGGAGGATGAAGAGTGGCTTGATGGTGACCTGTCTGGGATTGATAAAGAACTTGTTCGTGCAGAAGCATCTCTCCCTATAATTTTTGGTTTGGTTGAGCTTGCTGATATGATGATAGTGCATCCGAGTTTTTTTGCTTTGTTGGCGATTGCACTAAAAACAAAATGCTTTTGTATTTTTGGAGGAAGCCAGGAGCCCGAAGAGCTTTTTACCAAGGGGATGGGGCTGGAAAATTTTGAATCCATAGCTCCAGACCCTTTTTGTAAGAGTATTGATGCGAGAAGTGAATACATAGAGAATAAGGAGATTCCTGAGGAGAGGATAATAGAAAGGTTCGAAGATTTAAGGGGTCGAGATGGATGAAGTAATTGAGAAGCAGATGAAGGAAAGCTTGGTTTGGCTGCCAGAACAGGAGATTGGTTATTTTCCTGTACGGAGTGCTATTTATGGTGATAAATACTTTGATGAATATGTGAACCGAGAAGGGACGGAAATCGGTGAACGCTTAAATGCTTTTAGAATTTATCTTGTGAATAAATATGTAGCGGGGCGGGTTTTAGATATAGGAGTGGGCTGTGGGACGTTTCTTAGGTTAAGAAGTGACTGTGTGGGTTATGATATAAACCCTAAGGCTGTGAAACTTCTTAAGGAAGCCAGATTGTTTTGTAATCCTTATAGGACGGATTTTGAATCTGGGGTAATAAAAGGGGTGACTTTTTTTGATAGTCTTGAGCACATTGAATCTCCTGGGAGGATTCTTAGTCGAATAGGTAAGCAGGTTGTTTTTGTTTCGATTCCGATTTTTAGGGATTTGAATCACTTATTGAGTTCTAAACACTTGAAGAGGAAAGAACATTTTTATTATTTTACCAAGGGTTCTTTTATTGTATACATGGCTTCTTTTGGTTTCGAGCTGCTTGAGCTTCTGGATGATGAAATTAAGTGTGGGAGAGAGGATATTTATACTTTTGTATTTAGGAAGGGAAGATGAATAAAACTATTAAGGACTACACAGGTTACTGTTTACATCATTTAGCACATGTGGCAGTTCAAGGAATCTTGAGTCAGAGGGGAAATGTTATCGAGTTGGGAGTTGGTTGGAATAGCTTATTAATGGGGAGTTTATTGAAGACTCACGGTCTACGTAAGAAAGTCTTTGCCTGCGATTGCTTTAGGGGTTTGCCTTATACTGATAGTGAGAGCAGTAGCGAGCCTTTTCATAGCAAGTTAAAGAAAGGTCAGTGTTTCCAAGGGGATGCGGAGAATTTTATGACCGAAATCAAGAACATGGGTCTGGAGGATTATGTCACTCTTGTTCCTGGGTTGATTGAGGAGACTCTGGAATCAGTGCTGGGAGCAGAGAGATTCTGTTTTGCATGGTGTGATGTGGATTTGTATAAATCTACATTGGTAGGATATAAGTTTTTGGAAGATAGAATTTTACGGGGCGGGATTCTTGGCTTTCATGATTATAGATTTTCTGAGTTCTTAGGGGTGACGAAAGTAGTGAAAGAAACATTGGATAGAGACAAATATAAGGAAATATATCGGAGAGCTACAAGTATTTTCTTTCAGAGGAGAGTATAGAAGTGAACAAAATTTTCGTTCGTTTGAGAGAGGAATTCGGGAAGTACCTAGCTGTGGGAGCGGCGGGGGTTTCTCTTGTTATTAAAAGGGGTGGAAAATGTGACCCCGATGGGTTTGCACTTAATGAAGATTTGTATGAAAAATTTAGAAAATACTTAGAGCCTGTGTCTGGGGAAGAGCCTACTCGAAGGCGAGATTTGTATTTTTATGGTTGTGGTGGATTTGGTGATAGCTTCTATCAGCGAGCATTGGTAAGGCACCTGGCAAAGGAGCATGACACGATATATTTGAGAACCGCAATTCCTGAGGTTTACTGGGATATTCCGAATGTCAAGTTTCTTTATCCTGATTCTCTTAATTTAAGAACACAACAAAAACACATTGATAGGTTGGATAAGAGTGTGTGGGTAGAGAGACCTAAAGGTATCCCGTATTTACATTGGAGCGACTGTTTGTTACCTTTTGAAAAAGATGCAGAGGGAGTGTTTAGGCGACCAGGATTGAGGGAAGGGGAGGGCAACGCAAGATGTCTTGAACGTCTTAATTCTATAGAAGATTTTAATTTTTCTTTTCCTGTAAAGCGGGAATGGATAGGAGAGGCAAAAAAGATAATTGCTTCTTTGAAGACTGGAGGGAAGAAGATTTGTATCATACGTCAGCCGACTATCCGCAAGGAGTGGGAGACTTCTTCGAGGAATCCCAAAATAAAATACTTTCAACTTTTGATAGATAAGTATAAAGAAGAATATTATTTTATATCGGTTGCTGATGTTAAAAAGGATGAGGAGTGGTTTGTTGGTAGATTAAGGGGAGTTGATAAGAAGTTTGTTCGTGGTGAACTCCCTGTGACTACAATATTTGGGTTGGTTAGGCTTGCTGATATGGTGATTGCGTATCCAGGATTCTTTGTCTTGTTAGCAGTTGCAGTGAAAACTAAATGCTTTTGTATTTTTGGAGGGATGCAAGCACCAGAACATATTTTCGATGAGAATATGGGTTTGGAGAACCTGGAATACGTAGCTCCAGACCCGTTTTGTTGTTGCTTTGATATGAAACATGCGTGTAATAAAGAGATACCTGAAGAGAAGGTAATACAAAAGTTTGAGGATTTGAAGGACAGAGAGAAGTATGTGAAAAAAGTGTCGGTGGGCACTCCTGCGGGGTTGGGAGATATGCATTGGGTTTTGACAAAGATGGAATCTTTTAAAGAGAAAAACTGTATCGATAGATTGGAAATAGTAATTCATCAGGATTGTGGGCATGATAACAGCTCCGAATTCCTTGAATTAGTTCCTTTTATTGATGATATTGGGGAGAGCCCAGTCCCTTTGAATTTTAGTTTTTCTATTATTGGAGGTAGCGGGCATCCAATTTGTAAGAACAAAGCTGGGTTGGATTATCATATTGAGGTCAACTCAAGGTTAGAGGAGGGCAACGAGCTTAAAAATATTTTGCCTGAATACGAAACGAATTTTGATTATCATATTGAGTACCCTCCTGATTCAAAGAAGTTTGCGGAAGCTGTAAAAAGGAAGGTGGGGGGTAAAATATATCTTATGTATAGCTCTTCAATCGGGGGTAACAGGAAGTGGGCACAAGGAACGTGGGAGTCTGAGGATTGGGTGGTTTTGGCAGAAAGGATTCTTGATGCGACTGGGTGCAGACCTGTTCTTATAGGGAAGCAGTGGGATGTTGATTATGTGGATGAAATTCTGTGCTTAGATAGGAACAAGATAATATATAATTTGGTTACAAAAACGAATTTAAAACAAGCTCTTGCTCTGGTCAGGGAGGCTAGTGTGTTTGTGAGCTTTCCTTCGGGTCTTGCGGTTCTTGCAGCATATTTTAAAACCCCTGTAGTGATGTTCTGGTCTATAAAGGGTGTGTCTCCAGAGGGTGTGTTTGAGGAAGGCTTTCAGACAAGTTGGCTTCCTCCTGGGGCGAGAGAATCGGGGAGGTATCTGCCAGTTATTTACGGGGATGCATCTGCTAAGCCTGAGAATATTTTTAAATCTATTAAGAAATTTTTATGTGGATAGAGTAATTGGGACTTGACATTTAGAGAGAGGACAAGTATTATAAGTTAGGAGGTTAATATGTCTACTATTAAACTTCGTCTTAAAGATAGAATGCGGTATTTGTGTGTGGGGACTCCTGCTTTTGGAATAGTGATAAGTGATGGAGGGGAGAATAGTCCTGATGGGTTTGAGGTTGATGTAGGGGTATACGAGAAGTATTTGAAGCCTTATGCAGAACCTGTTCCGAAGAGAAAGAAAAAGAAAAAGAGGAAGAGAGTAAGAAGTTTAGATTTGGAGGAATAAAATGACATTACCTGGTTATGAAGGACAACGTGCTTTGGAGATGCAATGGGCATTCTCTAATAAAAAACAGTCAGATTATGATACTAGAGTTGTTGATGGTGACTTGACGATGACTCATCCTGTCAGGGAAGTTAGACCTGCTGAGATTACAAAAGAGACACGTTCAGATAGAGAGGCAGTGGGTAAAGGGCATGAATTTGCTACTGACCAGTGGGAAGTCGCAAGGAGTTTGGGTCTTGCAAGAGTGGTTGATGGAAGTTCTTATATTTTGGGATGGCTGGTTGCTTTTGCTTTGGGTAAGGTTCAATCTACTCAGCCTGATGCAGTGTATGCTCCTAACACCTGGCAGCATAAGTGTACATTTTTTGACCCAGACAGTGAGGGAACGGCTCAGTTGCCTGTTACCACAATCGTTGAAAAGGTTTCAGCAGCTACAGCTTTGAAGCGGTATCTTCTTTCGATGGCACTTTCTAGTCTGACTATTTCTGGTGAGGGTTTTGAGCACCTTAGTGCTTCTGCTGAGTTTATTGGTAGTGGAAAGACAGAAGCTTCTACTTTAAACATGCCTAATCAGCCTTCGGTTTCTTATCTGACTTCGGGAAATGCTGTTATTAAGTTGGGAGATGCTGCTGAAGCTATTACTACTAGAGTTAGAAGCTGGTCTGTTACAATCGGTAATGACCCGAAGGAGGCTCGTGGTTATTTTCCTTCTAGTGGTCTTTATCGTGGCAGATTGGAAGTTGGGGTTCGAAGTGCTGTTCCAGCTCTGGTTGTTGACCTTGCCGCAGACTCTGATTTACTGGATGACTTTTTATCTAATCAAGAACTGGCACTGGAAATTCTCTGCGAAGGAGATATATCTGAGGGAGCAGTAAAGCACAGCATCAAGTTTGAGTTTCCTAACCTTTTATATTCTGCGATGCCTATTGATGAAGCGGATGGTGTTTATACTTATGGAGTAACTTTCAGTGAGGAAGGAGTTCTGTATAAGTCAGGAGCAAGTCCTGCTCCGTTGGTTCAGATTACGGTTGTTAACAAGACAGCAAGTTACTTACTCGCATCCAGTTAATTGGATGGTTAGAGTAAAATTTATAAAAGGAGTGTACTTATGTATGATTTATCGTTGAAAGAGTGTTTTTTTACTATTCGGGAAGTCCGAGGAGACCAGAAGTTTTTATTGAAGCATGTGTTTCGAGTTCCTACCTTTGAAGATTGGGTTGACTATCATAAAGGTGCAAGTCAGCTTGGTCTGAGTAAGGGTAAGGATGTCATTGAGATGTCGAATGTTCGTCAAGAACGAGACCAAGGTTTGTGGGAAACGTTGATTGTTAAAGTTGAAGGTTATCTCTGGAAAGGGAAGCCTATTACAGAGCAGAAGAACTGGAAGGAAAGAATTCCTTTGGGACACAAGCTTGAAGCGGTTAGTGGTTTCCTTCTCAGTGGACGGGAGGATGTTCCTGAAGAAGCTGCTTTGATTGAGGCTAGGGGTTTTGATTTAGCAGAGAGTGGGGTTGAGATGAAGTTTGCCATCTTTCAGAATGGCAAAACCGTTCGGGTTGTGTTTCATTTTATGGCTCCTGAGTCGAGTGATTATCTTCGCTATACTCGTCTTACCAGTAAGATGCAGCTTCAAAGAACTAAA